ACCCAATGAGAACCAGATTTCCAACTTTCATCTAAATTAATTACCATACCAATTTTATTTTTACCTTCTTTATTTAGTTCGTGAAAATCTAAATCCTTAATTCCTAAAACTTCTAATTCCAAGAAATCAGCAGGAACTGCTCCTAAAAATAAAAAATCTTTAAATTTTTCTTGATATTGGGATACAACTTTATTAATATCAGTGGTAGAAAGCCATTCTTTTTTATTACTAGGTCCTTCTGGTCTAAATGTATCATTTTCTATTTCTTCATCATTCATTGCTTTTACAAAATCAGTACGTAACCAACAAGTTTGATCACTACAAGTATTTTTCATTCTGCTTTCTAATTCTTTAACTAATTCTTCTTTATTTTCAGTAATTTGAATTTTATTCATTGGATTTTTTATATTATAACTTTCTGCAATTTTCTTTAATGATTTTAAAGTAAAACATGAGCCATCTTTATAAGTTTTGCTTGGAGCGCATTTTTCGTCCATTTAAATTTATCTAGAAAAAAAAATCAAAAAAATCTTTAAAATTCTTTTCTAAATTATATATATATATAAATGTCTTACGAAGCAAAATACCTTAAATATAAAAATAAATATTTGGCATTAAAAGCACAATTAAAAGGAGCACAAATGTCAGGTGGTGGAAAATTAGAAAGAACTGAAACTGAAACAACTTTATCTAATATGACTAATCAAAATAATTCTTTGAGTGAATCAATGGATAATTTGTTTAAACAATTAGGTGGTGCAACAAGATCTAGAAAATCATCCAGAGCATCATCTAGAAAGTCATCTAGAAAAGCCTCTAAAAAATCATCTAGAAAATCAAGAGGTTCTAGAAGTAACTTCTTTGATGATTCCGATGATGAAGATGATGATGATATTATGGATAAAATGAATGATGAAGATGATGATTTTTCTTCTAGTGAATTAGACTGGTGAAGTATTCAGCATAGCTAAAACTTCAGGGTGAAGTATTCAACACAGCTTTAAAAAAAAACTTATAAAATAATATTTAAAAGATTATTATTTTATAAATTAATGATCAATATAAATGGTATTGAAGAATTAGAGGATTTCATTTGGGATAGTTATGAAAATAAAAAAATTATAGTAATATATTTTGGTGCTGTATGGTGTGGTCCCTGTGAAAAATTAAAAGAGAAATTAAATTCCGATGAAGCTAAAGAGGAAATGACAAATTTAAGTGTTTGTTATATAGATATTGATGAAGAAGATAATGAAGAAATTAATATTAAATATGAAGTTAAATCATTACCAACTCAGGTATTTATTAGTTTACAAGGTGATCAAATTATAGAGAATAAAAGAATTATAGGATATGATTGGATAAATTTCTTAACGACTTATCATAAGTTGAATAATAAGAAACCAGAAAAAGAAGGTTGGGAATAAAGAATAAAAGAAGAAGAAGGTTGGGAATAAAGAATAAAAGAAGAAGAAGGTTGGGAATAAAGAAAAATTGAACAATAAATAAATTAATTTCATTATTTATTTAATCAATGGAAGAACCAATTAAAATCAAGAGTATTAATCTATTTTCATCGTGGGTATATAATCTACCTAAAAACACAGATTGCACTATTTGTAGATGTAACTTAAATTTATCAAGTCTATATAATCAAGAAAAGGGTATTGATTCATATGTAGTATCAGGAGCGTGTAATCATTCTTTTCATTTTGAATGTATTAAACCGTGGGTAGAAAAAAATAATTATTGTCCTATTTGTTTTTCTGAATGGCAATACAATAAGAAGCCAGTAGAAGATCCATACACAACTTTGGTTGATAAAATAATTGTAGGTAATGACGAAGCTCAAGCTATTATTAACGATGCTCAGAGTATTATTGATAAATATAAGAATACTGCAATAGCTAATAAATTTTTTAGCAAAAAGACAGGAGAGATTGAAATTGATTTTGGTGAAAATGGAATTAATAAAATTACACCAGCGCCAGATAAATTTCTAGCTGGTTTTAGCAAAAAAGTATTAACAAAAGAATTAGAAATAGAATCAAAATCAGGACCAAAAAAATGTGATTGTGTTACTTGTACAAAGTCAATAAATATAAATGACTATATAAAGGAGAAAATAAGCAATAAATTTAAATCCATAAATATTGATTTATAAACATATTTTACAATTATTTTATAATACTAATGAAAAAGTTTTACTTTAATTCAGAAACAGAAGTAGGATTAGATGAAGCTGGTCGCGGTCCTTTAATTGGTAGAGTTTACGCTGGTGTTGTTAATTGGGGAGATACTGATATAAATCCAGATGTGAAAGATTCTAAAAAATTATCTGCTAAAAAGAGAGGAATCGTTTTAAAATGGATTCAAGAAAATGTAGATGAGTGGGCGGTTGGATACGCTGAACCAGAAGAAATAGATAAAATAAATATTTTAGAAGCAACTAAATTAGCAATGGATAGAGCAATTAATAATTTAGATTTTAAACCAACTCATCTATTAATTGATGGAGTTGGTTGGGAAAAGAAATTTCCTGAGTATAAAGTTCAATCAGTAGTAAAAGGAGATTCATTATATTATTCAATTGCAGCTGCTTCAATTATAGCAAAAGAATATCACGATGAATATATTAAAAAGATTTGTCTTGAAAATCCAGATTTAGATGAGAAATATGGATTATTAAGCAATATGGGATATGGAACAAAAAAACATATTGAAGGGATTCATAAATATGGAATGACTAAATTTCATAGAAAAAGTTTTAAACTGAAATAATTTTTTTAATCAAAATCAACATCAGATGCTTTAATTTTAGTAAAACTAGATTTTTCTTGAGTACAGTGAGTTATTGTAATATCTTCTTCAAAAACTATTTCATTTTCATCTACTTCATAATATTTAATTTGAAATCCATTTGTACGATAATATTTTCTTCTAACATAACTTTGTTTAACAAAAGATTCAAGATCATCAGTAATATCTATTACTAGTGGTCTTACCGGACTATTTGGATCTCTGGTAATTCTTCCAATTGTTTGTTCAATCTCCCTTCTAGGTAAGGCCATTACTAATGTATTTAATCCTTTAATATCTAACCCTTCTGATGCCATTTGAAATGTTCCAAAAATAACTTGACATTTTGATGAATCATCTAATTTATTTTGTTTCATTCCACCAACATAAAACCCACTGGTTGCTATTTCTCTTTCATCTAATCTTTTCTTTAATAATTCTAAATGTTCTTTTCTTTCGCTTAATACAATAACTTTTCTATGTTCCTCTAATAATATTTCTTCAACAATATCTATAATAAATTTATTTCTTCTTCCTATAGTTACTATATTATTAATTGTTCCAGGACGATTTACAACACCGCCTCTCATTTTCTTTTCAACAAACTTATCGTGAACTATTTTATATTTATAAATCTTAGTTAGTACAGTTGTGTTTTCTTCTAATTCATTCTTAAACATAATTGGACCAAAATACCAATATAATACTTTGTCTAATTTATCACTTCTTTTAGGAGTTGCTGATAAAGCTAATGTTTTCTTAGCAGCAATCAATGGTAAAGCTCTGGAAAAATATTTAGATGGTGCGTGGTGAGCTTCATCAAAAATAACTAATCCAAAGTCTCTAAATATATCAGGATCATATTTTTCTTTAGCAATTGATTGAATCATTCCTATAACAATATCTTTTCCATCAACATCAATAATATCTCTTTGAATAATTCCAACTTTAGCATCAGTGAATTGTTCTATTCTTTCTTTCCACTGATTTAAGAGAAAACCTTTATGGACTATAATAAGGGTTTTTACTTTGAAATAACTAGAAATGAATAAGGAGAGCACAGTTTTTCCTGCACCACATGAGAGACAAATCAAACCTCCATCATTCTTTTCCATATACGGTAAAACCACATCAGTAATTTTAGTTTGTTCCTTTCTGAGACTACCCTTAAAGGTAACATTAATTGGTTCTCCTTTTAATTCTTTATTTTCATCTGGTTTTCCAAACTTTTGTAAACCAAAGTATTTAGGAATAATCAAATAGTCTTCAGTTTCTCTAAAAACCTTAAAAGCTAAATTTTCTTCTTCTTTTTTTTTACCATAAGTTACACCAAACTTTAATGGTTCAACTGTTAATTCATTTCTAATATTATTAATTTCTGTGGGGGAAAATAACTTTTTAGTTAATAAATACCCATCTTTTGATAATATAGTTTTATGTTGCATTTGTTTTATTATTATTATAAAACAAATAAATCTTTAAATTCTAATTTATTAAAAACATTTAAATTTTTTTATAATATAATATATATTAATGGAACTATCCGATTTATCTGAAGAATTTAATAAAAAAGTTAATGGTGTAATGTCTGTTGTCGATAATAATAAAATTATAAGTACTGTAGTATGTTTATTTTTAGTATTATATGCTTCTTTAGCTGCACCTAAATTACCTAAATCAATTACAGTAATTTTTAAAAATACTTGGTTTAAATTAATTTTTATGTTTTTAATTGCCTATATGGCAACTCATAATCCTGCTGTTGCAATTATTTCTGCAGTGGGTTTGTTAATTACTTTACAAACTTTAAATGCTCAAGACACTGCAGATCAAGTAATTAATTCAGTTAAAACCAGAGTTAATGAAAACTTTCAAAATGCTGCTTCTTATACATTACAAAATACTGATAATAATGTCGAAGTACAACCAATGATATATACAAATGATTTTGATGAAATTGCTGGTTATGCTCCATATAATCAAGATAATAATAATGATGATGAAGAAGTTACTATACCTCAAGTACTTGGTCCTAATGTAACCATTCCTGAAAATCATAATGATTCATCTCATACTGTTCCCCATACTACACCTCATACTGTACCCCATACTGAACCCCATACTGAACCCCATACTGAACCCCATACTGAACCCCATACTACACCTAATATTATGCCTACTATTTTAAATAATGAAAACAAGGAAATTAATGAAATGATTGATGAAATTACAAAAGAACTTACTAAAGTAATGAATGAAGAAAAAGAATTACCAGAAGAAATAGATGAAGAAACAGATGAAGAAGTGCCTAAAACAACATTTGAGATAACACCAGAAGCAACAATCACACCATCATTAGAATCAACATTAACAATAACACCAGAAGCACCATTAGAACCAACATTGACAGTAATACCTGAAGCACCATTTGTAGAAACACCCGAAGCAATAATGACACGCGAAGAATTTTCTAATTATGCAAATTTCAAAAGCTCAGATAAAATTTTAAATAAAAAATTAAATTGTAATACTTGCAAAAGGGAAACATTTCAAAATAATGATAAATCAATAACTGGAACTTGCAAAGATCCTTTTGAAAATCTTCCTGGTTACGAATATGGCGAATATTCTTCCTTATAAATTTATTTTCTAATCTAATTATATGATGAATAAAAAAGAATGGGAAAAAATTTATAAAGAAAAATGTACTAATTTTAATCAATTACCTAGTGTATTACCTCCTGTTAAAAGAATTATAGTAATTGGAGATTTACACGGAGATTGGGAAATGACAATAAAATCATTAAAAATAGGTAAAGTTATTGATTCTAATAATAAATGGATTGGAGATGAAACTATTGTAGTTCAAGTAGGTGATCAAATAGATAGATGTAGATTTTCAGGAGTAGCTTGTCATCTACCTACAGCTACAAAAAATGACGAGGCTAGTGATATGAAAATATTAAATTTTTTTACTTCTTTACATCAAGAAGCTCAAAAAGTTGGCGGTGCAGTATACTCAATTATTGGTAATCACGAATTAATGAATGTTAAAGGAGATATGAGATATGTATCTCACGATAATGTTAGAGAGTTTGATGATTATGAAACAACTGAAGGAGAAATTATTAAAGATGGTATGGAAGCCAGAAAATGGGCTTTTACACCAGGTAATCCAATTGCTAACTTTTTAGGATGCACAAGACAATTATCACTAATTATTGGTTCTAACTTATTTGTTCACGCTGGAATAATACCTAAAATTGCTAAAAAATATGGTGTACAAGATATGAATCAGATTTTATCTTTATATTTATGGGATAAGTTAAATGATAATGGTGATCATGATGATTTGTTAGATTCATCTGATTATTCTCCTTTATGGAATAGAGTTTTTGGTAATAAAACAAAAAGTTCTCAATCTTGTGATTCTTTGATGTCTCCTTTAAAAGAAATTTATAAAGTTGATAGAATGTTTATTGGACACAATCCACAAACTGAATCTGGAATTACAAATACTTGTAATGGACGTGTTTGGTTAACTGATTATGGCGCATCTAATGCATTTAATGAATTTGATACTTTTTATTTGGAAAATAATACAAGATCAGAAGTTAGAGAAGCACAAGTTTTAGAAATTTTAGAAGATGGCAAACAAATTAATATATTAAAATAAATAATTAATTATTATTAATTATTTAAATACTTTACTTTTAATTCAAGAATTTCTTGTATTTATCCATATTAGATTTGAATAAATCATAAGCTTGTTTAGATACTTCTACAGAAGAAATAGTGGGTTTTCCATCGGAACCCATATGTTTTTCTTT